CAGGATGTGTTCCGGCTTCATGATACCCATTTGCATTCCGGCCTGTGTCCCGAACTGCACCAACATGTCAAGCTGGTTTGCTATGGCTTGTCGTTCTGCCGGAGAAACGCCGATATCAATTTCAATATCATATTCACCCTGAATGTCTTGTGGGTTTATGGTGATGTCCTGCCCGAGTAATTTAATCGGATCTTCAGACGGCCACATTTGATTGATAAAAATAAAATCCTTGATTACGCCGGTTATGGCTCCGTTGCCGATGGACTTTGCCGCCATCCTCAATCTTCGCGCAGAAGCCTGTGAAATCAATGAGATACCGGTCGCTGTGTTGTGAGTAAGGGTGAAACTGTGGCCAACACAGAAAAGTCCGTCAGCCGCATCAACAGTCAAACACCTCATAAGAGTTAGAGGCGTAGGCGTTATAGAAATAATATTTTGCCGGTCAATTCTCTTTTTGGGCGCTTCCCATTTGTCGGCTTTTGACTTCAATTTGAAAGGATTATCGAAGATTGAAAAGGCAATCTGGTAATACTTTGCGCCTCGTCTATCCAACTCACCGGGGTAGGTACGGCATACACTAGGCCATCCGCCAAGGCTCTGAATCAGGGCAATAACGTCTGTGCATAGTCGCCCTTCCTTTTGTACGAAAATTGCCGTACAGCCTGAATGATGGCAGCCGTCTGTGTCCATGATACCGCGTAACAATTCCAGCCGGTCGGCATAAGAAGCGGTCAGATATACTTCAGGGATATGCTTTGCAAAAGATTCTTTTCCACGGTTAAACAGGTTGAGACCTCTCAAATAAGTATAGAGGCCTCCGATATAATAAGTCGTCGCGTTGCCTGCATTCTGGTGTTTGCCTACTCTAACGTACCCATTATGCTCATCTGCCCAATTTTGAATAGATGCCATCACGTCAACATCTTCTGTGGTAATACGCGGTGAATAGGAATGACCATCCCCTAGCCAGAGACCTAAAATATATGGTTCAAGTGGTAAGGGATTATTGTTCTCAAAATCTGGGCGTAGAACACGCGGTATATAAACAGGGCGCTTAGGACTATCTGACATCAATTTAAAAAGGGTGTCGGTATCTATTGTTCTATTTTTGCCTTCTTCAATATCATGGGGGAGTTGCACCGTCCATAGATGCTCTCCACCAGCATTGATGATATCGCCGGAACGGAACTTAATGTCATAGGCTCTTTCAGGAAAATGGATTTCATGTGCTTTTATCACAGTGACGGGCTTCCCGTCGCTGCCGATGATCCTATCACCGCGTTCAATATCCTTGAGTTGCTTATACATACCGTCTGCCATAGGTATAAGCGTCTCGATGTCCAACATTTTATTTAAAGACTCCCCATCACTTCCCTGGTTGTAGCGACTGTTGCCGGTAGTCTCCTCGTTTGTGCCTTTCAGCAACTCCCACGCCTTCAGAACGAAATTATCGGGAGGGGATGTCTTTACTTCACCAAGCCGTGCCGGGTCGCCAAGTATTACGTCAAACGGTTTCCGTTCTTGAAGTGTCTGTTGCATCCGAGGATCGTTTGTAACCGGGTTCCGATAGCATGATTGAGCTGCAGAATCCTGAATAAACCGGAGAAGGTTTGTTTCTATCTTCTGTTCGTTTTCCAGAATGCTTGGGGGTGCGATACCATGTACTTTATGAGGTTCGGGAAGCATTGAACCGATACGAAAAGGAGCGCGACCGTAAGGGTTCTCTTCAACCTGTGCAACAACATCGTCCTCAATGATTGTAACAATGGCATGTTCAAGGAGTCCGTCCTTATCCAAGTCAAGTTTGCAGTAACACTCTTTTACGCTGAGTTCTTTGGTAAGATCGTCATCGCCGCTTATTTCAGCCCGTGAGCCGTCCGTTTGAATGTCGGTGAGGTCATCCATCGTAACTTCAATGGATTGCTCGTCTACGCCCTTTACCAGTGAACATGTGCCGAGTCCTTTGCACTTGTCGAAAGTCCCTTTGCGATAAAGCCCGGCTTTCTCTCGTTTACGGATATCGTTCAGGGTGAGTTTGAAAGGGCCGTGATAAATCAGCCTGCCGTCAATTCCGCCCCAGTCAGTTAGCTTGCAATCTTGCGAGTAACCAAAAGCCCACGGCTGTACCACTTCGAAAGCAGGACCGGAATACTTCACGTCTTTCCGGATTACTTTGACGTTTTCGTATTGAATAGGCGCTGGGACGGGTTGCCCCGTTATCGTATCGACACCATCAGGCCCAGCGGCTACTTCGTCATACTTAGTGATCTGGCGTTTATTGTCCTGAGCAAGTTGCTGCATCTGCGCCGCGTCGAGAATGGCGTACTGTTCATCCTTCAGGTCGTAATCATCCTTGTGATAGACCTTGAACACAGCCATCGGATACAGTCCGACATTAAAAAGGAAGTCAGAGATACGGCGGTAGCCGTCTTGTTTGCGGAACAATTGGTAATTGATTAATTTCTGGAAGGATGTTGCGCGGTCGGTGTTGTCAGACTTCAGAGAGAAAAAATCACCACTGAATATCTCAGTTAAGGCGGCGAGTTGAGTTTGATGCTGCGTCCAGATTAGTGGAGCTACCGATTTGGCCCACCCTTCGCGTTCGTTGCCGTAAGGTGCGCCACGGAAAGCCTTGTAGTAAGACTCCCGCTTTAACGCAAAGACATCTTGACTGACTTTTGCTAGATCCAGATCGGGCCGCAAAAGGGTCAAGATGTCAGCGTCTTTTATACTGATCTTCGGTTGTGCCATTTATCGCCCCTGTCGTCACGACGGTGCTATTCTCCTCATGGTGCGCTTCATTGAGAGGCGTGGGGAGATTATAAGTTAAGCAGAAACAGCACTCACAACGTAATTAAGAAAACCTGTCAGCTTTCCAGCGGTCAACGCCTGCCCTGCTACGGTGCAAGTAATCAACCGTGCTGCCGTACATTTAACGCTGGTACTTTCTGGAGTGTTTGACTTTGGAACAATTGCTTTAGTGCCAATGGTGCCAAAGATAGCATTCGACACAGCGGTCGCGGTTACGATGTCGTTTGCACCTTCGACACTGATCGCCACGGTACCAGCATTACCGCCTGCCGAAGTGAACGCAGTATTAACAGAATAAAATCCGCCAACAACCACGGCATTAATCGGGAGAGTTACCCCAAAAGTATGAGCGGCAATCGTTCTTTCCCCAGTATTGGCTGAAGGATTAAAGGTGAACCGAGCAACACCCATTGCGCCAAGGCCATCAGTGGACGCAGCGGCAAAAGATATCGAACCTGAGAGTGTTTTGCCTGATTTAACGGTGAGATTACCGGCTGCATTCTGAGTTAATGAGGTGAGATTTCGCATAAAAGCTCCTTATTCTACTGGCCCGCGTTTCCGCGTCGGTTACGGTGTAGACTATTCTACACTTTGAAATATAGAATGCTTTTTTTATGTGTTTGTCAATGTAAATTCATAGGGCCACTTAAAAACACGGTTCATCGGTGTTAAATATCCGTATTGAAGGCCGTTTTCAGTCGTCATCAGTGTCGAATCCCCATGGATTACAACGTCCACTCCTCGCCCTTTTGCTACTCCAAGCCAGAAGTCAGCACCACATTTCAGTGTGTAGTGATCCGGGTCATCCATGTTGATGCCATAAAGGTGTATTTCTGAAGCACCCCAGATTATTGCCAGGGCGATAAGGTAATCAACAGAACTGGCAAAGAAGTCAGTCTTGAACTCTGCACAGATTGTTTCAATCGGGTATTCTTCAAGTCCGATAATAGGGATATCACATATTGCGGCGTTCTTTCGGTCATTATCTGACCATGTACCGACTGCGTGCATGTCGAAAAGAATATCGGCCATTGGGTCAAAGTAATTGATCGCCCAATGTTCGCCGGGCGCTTCGTATCCTTCTTCCCAGTCTTCACCCCTACCAATTATGTTTACTCTCACAATAATTTCCTTGCTTCTTTTGCAATTGCACAAAATTCAGCTAGTGCCGTGTAGCCGTCCATGCCTTGCCCTTGATTACTGATCATGGGATCGCCGCCAGTCTCTACAGCGTTTAAAATAAACACCAATCGCTCTAATATTTCTTTTTCAGTCTTCATAGCATCACCTGACAGCTTCCTGTGGATTTGTTCTGTACTTGCGGGTACCACTGCGTATCCATCAAACAGAGCCGATATATGCATTCAAAATAATCATCATTCACTTTCTCAGCCTTGAAAGTCTCTGGGTCATACATCAGAGATTCAATCTCTTTGATCGTTTCCCCGCAGTCTTTAAAAATATACATTGCTGGTGCTTCGTTCTCGCTCCAAAGCAGGCCGTTCAACATAGCAATGCCGTTCTCCTTTTCCTTCGATGCAACATCAAGGCAGTAACCAAAAGCACCAAGGGATTCTTGAAAAACACTGAATGCGTCCGTTTCATTTGGAGCTCCGGATTTACTCAAGGGGTCGATGACAATCCTGTTAACTCTGGCGTAATCTCGTTGCCTGATTACCCTGACAATCTCCTCAGCAGCACTCTTGGTGTTGCCCCGGAACTTGATTTCATCCACGATGTACTTCATTCCGTTTTTAAGTGTGGCCATGAAAACCACGGCCAGCGGCTTAGACGGATGCCAGTCGATTGAGACATCGACCAGAGCGTCAAGCGGTACCATAAACCTCTCTTTGATATGGGTGTGCCGATTGAACCGAGGGCAGACCAAAGACGACAAATAGGAAGGTTGCCCACCAAGCCGCGCTTTCCTTTCGTCCTCCGTCAAGGCCTTGGCAAACTGATCAAGTCCGGCCTGGGTGATACCATAACCGACATTGACTGCAGATTCCCCGTTGACATTGAAGACGGTCATGTCCGGTGTGCCGTCTGGAAGTGTGGCTTTGATAACCTCGTGATGTATCCACGCCGCTCCCAGAAGAGTCATGCAAAACAGCTCCCTCCCCTGCCGGTCAACAAGTCCACGAGCGCAAGCAATACGGACATCACGTTTCGGCGGCTCATCGTAAATAACCAGATCCCCATCCCATCCTTCAAAGACAGCAGAGTCCTGTACATTGGACATGATCTCAATTGTACCGGCAATTTTGTTGCCACTCCCGTAAATATACTGCCAAGTTGCATCAATCCCCTGATTGTTCTTCTTGGTAACAACCCTGTAGCAGTCCGGCCACCAGAACTTCAAAGCAGGTTCGACAACAGCCTTGACGTGCTGTTCCCATCCCTGACCGACATAACGAACCTTACGAGGCCGGTCATGAGGGAAAGGAATCTTCTCGCCAGACCACGGCCACTCACCGGCAACGGTAGCAATTGCGAGTATGGCCCCGATAGTCGTCTTACCCAAGCGGTTGCCCCCTGAGTAAGTAAACACTTTGTAAGCCGGATTCTTCCAAGCCTCAAGCAACTGCTTCTGCAATGGATTCGGGTCACGACTCTCAGGGTATCGAGCATCACGCCCACGCATAAACACCATTATCCGATTCTTGGCAAGGAAGGCGTTCACTGTCTCAAGTTCTTTTGCGGGGTCAACTGCTGGCTTCATTTAAAAACCTTTCTTTTTTCGTGCAGAAGTCGAAAAACTGAGAATGTAAAGTAAATATTTTTGATATAGCTAAACAGAATCAGAGTAAAGTGCCAAAAAACACGGCTTATTACTTTTTAAAACGGGCAAAACTTGTTAAAAGTTTCGTTATACTAAAATTCCATAGTATTTAACGCTTAGGTATCCGCATAAAGCCCCTTTGTATTTTCGTATGGAGAAGCGGAAGTATGACAATGAAAGCAAATCCCTCAGCCCTCCCGTCGGGGTAGGTACCGGGGGGGGGTGTCCGTTTCCATAGGGATCTGCCGATCCGCCGCCACCCGGTTCCCGCCTGCTTTATCCCATGGTACTACCTATATCCTACCTAACAAATACACATACGGAATTAGTTGTTATAGTACAAGCACTTAACAGAGAAAGGTTTGTATGTAAATTATAAATCATTGGCTGTATTGATAGGCAACTGGGCAATCAGCATCCGGATATCCACCCTGTCGATGCTCGTTTCCTGGCCTCGAATCACACGGATCTTGTCCTCTAGGATTCCTATAACTGTGCCTCTTTGTTGAAGATTTGCCGCCTTTATCGAGTCTCTGTCTATGCTTTCGACTATCTCCGCTTGCAGGTTCTCAAATATCTCCGCTTTCCCCAATTGAAACACATTTAGATCTGGAGCGAGCTGGAACCGTTTAACTGCTTGACTGACGGCCTGCTTACAAACGCCCATTGTCTCAGCTATCTCTGATTGCGTCATCCCGCCAGCTTTCATTTTAGCCAGTCTACCCGGGTCAACTTTTCTTCCTTTGTTTGCCTTCTTCGCTGGCACGGCCAAACCCCCACCTCTTTTATGCTCTATTCCTTTAGGATTTCCCTTACAGTTTGTTATCGGATGATCTCATATAGTCTGATATGTGATTATTGCTTAAATAGCCTTACAAGTCAATTTTGTAAGTTTGGGCGACACCTTCCACGGTAGCCGCCCTTCTCCCCTGCGAATCCCTGCCAGTTATTTTTTCAAAGGCCATTATATCACTCTGCAACTTGGTCACGGATAAGCGTGATTCCGCCTGTCTTCATCGTCAATTTCACTGGTTTCAATGAGGTCAACGCTGTGCACCGTACACGATGAGTCCGTGACGGTGACGCTCAAGCGTTATAGTGATTCCCGCAGTTCCGCCCGAATTTCCATCCAGAGTTTTCCGAGTTGGTTCTGCCCGTCTTTATTTGGCCCCCATCCCCAAAAGTCGTCACGCCATGAATCCTCAATCAATTCCCGATCACCAGTTGCCAATAATTTGCGGAGTACGTATTCATGCTGATCTGCTTTAGCCCGAAGGATTTTCTTCATAATCCCAACCTTCGTATCATCCCAATCTTCACGGCGAACTTCTTTGAACCGTTCCGCAATCTTAAAGGCATCATGCGCGGATTTAGCCAGCAGAATTGCGTCACAAATTTCGCTCTGTCCGTCCTCGCTGAACTTCATCCAATGGTAAGCGGCCTCCGATGTGTCGAAGCGGTATCCGAACCATTCGAGCGAAAAAGCCGAAAAGTTGCTCAGTACATAAAAGTCTCGCTCGTAGAAAAGTACCTTTGTTTCAGTATCTAAACCGTGTAATTCCATGATTTATCCCTCTCTTTATGGCACCAACGCACTATAACTAGACGCTGGTGCTGGTTACGCTGCGCTTGCAGCACAGCTCAAGCCGTTATGCGC